TCACTTGCAGGGCTCTTGAAAATGGGCCGATGAGAGGCGTATGTTTGCGGCACAGGAGGGCGACATGATCGACGACCACATGGCCGCATTGATGGAGCACGGTGCCGCATGTGTCCGCGTGGCGAAGCGCGGCAAGATCCCGCTCGGCCGTGCATGGCACACACTGGCGACGACCATTGCGGGCGTCGTCGGTGAGTGGATCGACGGCGGCTACAACGTCGGGCTTTTGCTCGGCCACTCGGGCCTGGTCGATGTCGAGTATGACGACGCCGACGGCCGGCAACTGCTCGAGCGGCTGGGCCTGGCTGCGGTGCGGACTCCGACCTACACCAGCGGCCGGGGCGAGCACAGGATCTTCAGGCTCGCGGGCCAGCTGCCGGCGTGTGGGTGGCGCAAGTTCGGCGGCCTAGAGCTCAGGCTGGGTGGCAAGCCCGCACAGTCGGTCCTCCCGCCATCGCGGCATCCTGACGGAACGGCCTACCGCTGGACGATCTCGCCGTGTGAGTGTTCGCCTGCTGCTTTGGACCTTGGAGTGTTTCCGCTATGAGCGTCCTACTTGCCAAGAACTGGGAAGGCATTGACCCTGCAGGCTGGTGGATGAGCGAGAAGCTCGACGGCGTTCGGGCCGTGTGGGATGGTGCGACGCTCTCGACACGCACCGGCCAGGCCATCCATGCCCCGGAGTGGTTCACGGCTTCGTTGCCCAAGGCGCAGGCACTCGACGGCGAGTTGTGGAGTGGCCGAGGACAGTTTCAGAAAACCGTAAGCGTCGTGCGGTCCCATGCTGGCGGCGACGCTTGGCGTCACATTCGGTACGCCGCCTTTGACGCCCCGATGGTTGCCGGTGGGTTTGAGGATCGGTTTGCCGCCGTGCAGGCTTGCGTTGGCGGTTTTGCCTTTGCGTTGCCGCACCGGATTTGCCGTGATGCCGTTGACCTGGCGGACGAGCTCGCCCGCGTGACCGCTGCCGGCGGCGAGGGCCTCATGCTGCGGCAGTCTGGCAGCTGCTACGAGCCGAAGCGGAGCGGCACGCTGCTCAAGGTAAAGACGTTCCTCGACGCCGAGGCGACCGTGGTCGGATACCACGGCGGCACGGGCCGGAACGCCTCGACCATCGGGGCACTCGTGGCGAGGCTGCAAGACGGGACGGAGTTTCGCATATCGTCAGGTCTGACCGACACGCTGCGGAGGCATCCGCCGGCCATTGGCACCGTCGTGACGTTCGCATACCAGCAACTGACCGACGCCGGCGTCCCCCGTTTCCCTTCGTTTCTCCGGGTGGCCTGATGGGCAAGGGCAGGAAGCCAACGCCTAAATCGATTCTTAAGCTGCGTGGTTCTCGCGTTAGAGGACCGCATAAGCGTGGGATTGACGCCCCTGCCGGCATTCCCGAGCCGCCGGACTACCTCTGCGACATCGGCCGTGCCGAGTGGTCGAGGATCGTGCCGATGCTGGAGGCATCCAAGGTGATGAGCCTGCGGCACCAGCACACGCTTGCGGCCTACTGTGACGCCCTGGCCGACATGGTGATGGCCGACAGAGAACTGAAGCAGCACGGTGCCACGTTCATGGACGACAAGGGTAGGGTAATGAACCACCCGGCGTGGTATCGGAAGAAGGACGCCCGGCTGCACATGCTGCGGCTAGCCGAACAGTTCGGCCTGACGGCGTCGGCCCTGGCGAGGGTATCTGCCGTTGAGCAAGCAGCGTCGAGCGACAACGAAGATCGGCTCATGTTCGGCTGAAAAGCCGTGCAATACGTGCTCTTCGTGTCTGGCGGTACGGTTCTTTGAGAAGCACCTGACGCACGCCAAGGGCGAGCTCGGTGGCAAGCCGTTCCTGCTCCAGCCGTGGCAGCGTGACTACCTGCGGGCGTTGTTCGCTGAGGACGCCGGCCGGCGAAAGGTACGCACGTCGCTGTTGGCCCTGCCCCGCAAGAACGGAAAGAGCACGCTGGCGGCTGGCATCGCACTCAGGTGCATGCTCGAGGACGAGCCGGGGGCAGAAGTGTACTCGTGTGCGGCTTCACGGGATCAGGCCCGGCTGGTGTTCGACACCGCACGCATCGCCGTGGAGCAGTCGCCGGTGCTGCGGCAGCATCTCAAGGTGTATCGCAACGCCATCGTGCGGGAGTCCACGCACGCCACCTACAAGGCACTTTCTGCCGAGGCTGGAATTCAGCACGGGCTTTCGGCTCACGCGGTGATTTTCGACGAGCTCCATGTGAGCAACCGTGAGATGTGGGAGGTGATGCTCTCGAGCCAGGGGGCCAGACGCAACCCGCTCACGGTAGCGTTAACCACGGCGGGCCATGACAAAAAGTCTGTGTGCTGGGAGGTGTGGAAGTACGCCGAGGCTGTCCGCACCGGGGCGATCAAAGACGAGACGTTCCTGCCGGCGATTTACTGTGCAGACCCTGCGGCCGATTGGCAGGACGAAAGAACATGGGCCGCTGCCAATCCGAATCTGGGTGTATCGGTAAAGCTCGACTTCCTGCGAAGCGAGTGTCAGCGGGCGATTGAAATGCCGGCATACGAAAACACTTTCAAGCAACTTTATTTGAATTGCTGGACAGAGCAGGATACCCGCTGGATTGCGATGCATAACTGGGCGAAAGGCAACACGCCCTGCCCGGTGCCGCTTGCCGGCCGGGAATGCTTTGCCGGCCTCGACCTTGCCACGACGTTTGACACTACGGCCTTCGTGCTCCTGTTTCCGCTCGACGACGGCACGTTCTGGGTGGAGCCGCACTTCTGGATACCAGACGAGAACCTTCGGCAGCGGGTCCGCAGGGACAAAGTCCCTTATGACGTGTGGCAGCGAAAGGGCCTGATAAACGTCACCGATGGCAACGTCACCGACTACTCGGCGGTCCGCGCCGGCATCCTTGAGCTGGCGAAGCGTTACACCATTCGGCAGATAGCCGTGGATCGCTGGAACTCCACCCACCTCGTCCAGTTGCTGCAAGAGGACGGGCTGCCTGTCTTAGGGTACGGGCAGGGCTACGGCTCAATGTCTGCGCCGGCCCGTCAGATCGAAGCATGGATTGTCGGCGGAAGACTACTGCACGGCGGCAACGAGCCGCTGACGTGGCAGGCAGGGAACGTCGCCATCCAGACGGACGGACAGAACATCAAGCCAAGCAAGCAACGCAGCCCGGAGCGGATTGACGGGATCGTCGCACTGACGATGGCGGCAGGCGTGTTCGCCACGTCGTCAACGCAGCAAACGAACTGGGACATCATCGCCCTATGACCACCGAGAACGCCGCCAACGACTTCCGCCTCCACGAGTTGCGTGGCATCGACTGGGCCGAGATGGGCGGCTCGCGAACCGCCTCGGGCATCCGGGTCAACGCCGACACGTCGATGGCCTGCTCGGCCTACACCGCCTGCATCCGGGTCATATCGGATTCGGTATCGTCGCTGCCGCTCCACCTCTACGAGCGGCTCGCATCCGGTGGCAAGCGAAAGGCGTCGGAGCATCCCATCTACAGGCTGCTTCACCAGCAGCCGAACCCGTGGCAGACCGCCCAGGAGTTCCGGGATTGGATGACGGGGCTCTACCTCCACTACGGGGCGAGCTACGCCGAGATCCGTGGCGGTGCGAATGGTCCGGTGTCCGAGCTCTGGCCGCTGCACTCGTCACGCATGGAGGTCGAGCGGCTGGAGAATGGGCGGCTGCGGTACGTCTACCGCGAGCCCGACGGCCGGGTCACGACCTACCGGCAGGAGCAGATCTTCGCCCTGCGGTTCACGACCAGCGACGGTATTACCCCGATTCCGACCTACCGGCTGTTCCAGAACGCCATCGGCCTGGCCCAGGCCCTGGAGTCCCACGGTGCGACCTACTTCGGCAACGGTGCCCGTCCTGGCATCGTGCTGGAGTCAGACAACCCAGTGCCCGTCGAGGCGGCTGAGCGGCTCCGCGAGTCGTGGGAGCGGATGCACCGCGGGGCCGACCGGGCTCATCGCACGGCAGTCCTTCCCGCCGGCGTGAAGGCTCACGAGCTTTCGCAGAGCAACGAGGCGGCCCAGTTCCTGGAGACTAGGGCTTGGCAACTTCTTGAGATATGCCGCGCGTTTCGGTGTCCGCCACACATGATTCAGGATTTGTCCCGCAGTACCTACAGCAACATCGAGGTGCAGGGCACGGAGTTCGTGCAGTATTGCCTGCTGCCGCACCTGAAGCGGTGGGAAGCGGCGATCAGCCGCGACCTCATCGTGGACGATGAGCGGTACTTCGCCGAGCACAGCGTCTCGGGCCTACTGCGTGGCGACCACGCGAGCCGGTCGGCCTACTACGTCTCGGCTCTGCAGAACGGGTGGATGACTATCAACGAGATTCGGGAACTGGAAAACCTGAACCCCATCGGGCCAGACGGTGATCGCCACTTCGTGCAGCTGAACATGACCACGCTCGACAAGCTGGGGCAGGAGCCGCCGGCACCCGAGCCCATGCCAGAGCCGCCCGTCGAGGACGAAGACACGCCGGCCGATGACGCCGAGGATGAAGCTGAACAGGAGGATTCCGCCGATGGAACTTGAACGCCGCTGCCTCGCCTTTGAGGAAGTGCCCGAGGCCGAGCTCACGATTGAGACGCGGGCCAACGGCACGCAGGTCATCACTGGCTATGCCGCCGTCTACAACCGCTTCAGCCTGCCGCTGCGGGAAGGCGGCTCGCAGTTCCGCGAGATCATCCTGCCCGGTGCGTTCGACAAGATTCTGACCCGCCAGCGTGGCAAGCAGGACGTAGTGGCGTTGCTGAACCACAACAGCGATCTCATCCTCGGTCGCACATCGAGCGGCACGCTTGAGTTGTCGAGCGACGACAAGGGCTTGCGGTACACGGTGACGCCGCCCGACACGCAGGTGGGCCGCGACACCCTTGAGCTGCTGCGTCGCCGCGACCTCAAGGCGTCGAGTTTC